CTTCATTACGCATATTCTCTATGCTTTTTCTCTCTGATTCTATTTCTGCTTGTTTAACTGTATGTTTTATTAAACTATCTGTTACTGCTATTTCTTTTTCAGAGAGTTCTGGTAATTCATAATCGGACCTTGTTTCTTTCTTAGGCAATGGTCCTGTAGTATTTTGTATTATTTCTGGTTTATATGTAGTCACTACCCAACCCATATAAATAAGAATCAGCATAAAACTAATCCCTATTATTGCTATTGCTTTATTCATTATTTATCCTTTTTTTTGTGTGTGAATATACAAAATAAAAGGGAAATAATCTATACACTATAGACTATTATGCACATAGTTGCATTATTATCATTACTGACCTCCTGTAATGCAATTATTTCCCTAATATTTCTTGCTACTACAATAGTCTTCCAGGTTTCATTCTTTGTCCGCCCTATCGTAGTAGTTGTTTCTTGCCTCTAATTATAGAATGCTGATTGACTACCGCTTGTTGTAGATAACATGTCATACCTACGATAATCACTCATCAGATTCTTTACTTCTTGTAATGATTGACATTCATCTAATGCTAATAACGCATTGGTCTTTAACATTTTGAACTCAAACATTTTAATACCAAAGGCTACATTCCACCTTTGATTTAATTCACATATCAAGTGATATCTTATACTTTTCATTTCAGTTTCCTTTTTATTATTTAATATTAAAACTATGTAAGGGGTGTGTTTCCCTTACCTACATTTTATGTAATATGATGGAATGCTCAGAACGCTTCCTCTGAGTGAAGTATTGGGACTTTCGCCATTCATTCCACCAATTACAATTTTTTTGTTGTAGGGTATTAAAGGTATATGGTGCCACGAATGACACCACACACCAAGGAAGTTATAACTATGCACCAGGCATAACTAAGAACTTTCTATACGATTGCTTACTGATGGTTACACCAGTACCAACTTCCTTGCAAGATAAATTCCTTGCACTAAGTTTCACTTTGCACTCTGTTAGTTCATCATCAGACTGTACAAAGAAAGAATCGTATAATCCAAGAGAGGCAAGGGGTTTATCCCAAATACCTTTTTCGGCAAATGCTCTGTTAATAACTGTTTTAATCATAAGTACTCCTTTATTACATTGAATTAAATTTCCCACTACGAAAAAGGTAGCAGGCTATTATAAGGGTGTCTAAACCTGTACACACTCAGCTTATTTTGGAAAGAGAGTGAAGTTCAACGAGAATAACTAAAAAGTTAAATTTCAACTAAATAAAAGAAAGTCAACCAAAATAAGGGGTGTGTAGGTTTACTATATATCACTCACACGCATTCTAACCCAATTTTTTTTTGGATTTTTTTATCTGGACTTTAATACCATTTGTTGTGTAAGTTATAGCATATGAAACGTAAGAAACGCATTTTAGAAAAATATGATAAAAAAACAGGTAAATGGGTATCTGTACCATTTGATGATGCAAACGAAGAAATGATACGTATCTATGAAATGATGGAAGCTGAATTAGAAATTGCAGCTAAACAAGAAGCAATGAAACTGGGGTTATACGAAATAAAAAATAAGAGCTAGCCTATAAGCGTAATAGATAAGCTTATTTATTACGTTTCTGTAGAAACTACGATTAAGTTATATCGTATAAGTTATATCTTATTTATACCCTACATTAGGAGAAATACAAAATGAAGATTATATATGATAAAATATTAAAAAAAGACAGAGTAGTTATTGGTACTAACACATACAACTTTATTGTAATACAAGGACCGAAGGATGCAGAAGGTCTTTTAAAAAGAGATAGATATAGAAGTTATTATACATCTACTAGAGGTTTACTGCAAGGAATGTACGATAAAAGGATTAAGAGTCATTTTGATAGTATAAGTATAACAAACCTTCAAAAAGCGTTTCTAGGTGCATATAACGACGTTATAGACGTATCTAAAGAAATAGAAGATGTAGGAAATAAGTTAATTAAGAGGAAATAAATGAAAAAAGCAAAGAATAAGCTTACTTACAAACAAATGTTGAGCATTTTAACAGGAATGGATAAACAAATACAAGACCAACAAATGCTAGTTTTCAACATAGATAAGCTATTACAAGAGTTTATAGAGTTTAAAGAAGAAACAGAACCCTTTAAAAAATTTTTAGAAAAAAAATATCAGGTTAATGATAAAGATAACAAAGAAGCTGAAGAGAAATAACTTTAAATCTCAAACGTTCCAGGTGTTTACTAAGCAAGAAGCTAAAGAACAAGGCTTAAAGTGGAAGCATTGGGGTGAAGCAAAGGAGGGAGAGTATGGGATATCAGACGATGGGTATGTTGCTGAGTGCATCTATCGCAAGGTATATGGCGAAAAAGTGGAATATACCTACCCGTATGGTAGACAATGGCTTACAGCGTGGGGGAAATTAGAGTTTGAACCGCATTGGAAGTCTAATAACTTCAGTACAATCTCTACAAAGAGCTATAATGACTTGGAAGTACGGAAAAAAGGTGCAGACTTAGCTATGGATGCGTATATAACGTACAAATTAGCAGGTAAATCGCCAGATTGGGGTGTCATAGGCAAGATATATAGGCCTGACCAAGATAATCCCGTGGTGGCTGCAAAAAGATTATTTAAAACGAAACAGGTAAAGAAGATGATACGAGATAAGTTGAAAGAAGTCTTGGTAGACAAGAATATTGACGAAGGCTTTGTATTAGATGTGATAAAAGATGCTATTGAAGTAGCTAAAGTAAAGGAAGACTCTGGTAATATGATACGTGCAGCTAAAGAGCTGTCTGAGTTTTTAGATATGAAACCTAAAACGAAACAAGTTACTGAATCGTTGGAAATGGATATGTCACATCAGATAGAAGCTAACTTTGAAACGCAAACAAAGAAATTAAAAGCAACCCAAACGAGACAGGTAAATGAAGAAGATAGTAATAATATCGGGCAACAAGACGAATCTGAGTGAATTGCTAGCAGTACTACAGGCAGTAGCAGAAGATTTTAAAGTAGAAATAGTTATACAAGATGGATAAAAAAGATATTTTATTAAAGATGCAGCAAGATATGCTGTTATTTGGGCGTATGGTAATGCCTAATATGTTTAGTAGTGAATCCCCTCCATTCCACTATGACTTAACAAAAGAACTACTAAACACAGACGAGAAGCAAATAAATATCATTGCACCTCGTGGTCACGCTAAGAGTTCAGTAGCAGCAGGGATATTTCCTTTGTTTCATTTAATGTTCACTCCAGGGGTAAAAGTGATTGTACTTGTATCCCGTACCCAATCCCATGCTACTAAACTCTTAGGTACCATTAAAGACGTCTTAGACTATTCTCAGGAGTTTAGATACTTCTTTGGCTACTGGGGAATGCAGTCTGCACGTAAATGGACTAATACAGAAGTAGAACTAAAAGATGGTAGCTTGATTATCTGCAAAGGGACAGGACAACAGATACGTGGTATTAAACACGGAAACCAACGACCTACTCTATTAATCTTAGATGACCCTGAAGATGAAAACAATACCAAGACGTCTGAAGCAATGGAGTATAACCTTCGTTGGCTACTACAATCTGGAGTTCCATCCGTTGACCCATTAACGGGTAGGATAGTTGTTATTGGTACTCCCCAGCATGAACGATGTTTGGTGGAAACTTTAAAAGAGATGAAAGGGTGGAATACCTTAGAGTTTAGACCTAGCTTAGAAGAAAACCTTAGTCTATGGCCCGAAGTGTGGCCTATAGAAAAATTAAAAGATAAGAAAGAAGAATTAGAAAGTATCAACAGACTATCGGTGTTTTACAGGGAATACCTGTGTCAAATCGTTGGTGATGAAGATAATTTATTTAGAAAAGATGATTTACGATACTATGATGGCTACATTGAAAGAGACGAGCAGGGGTTGTCAACTCTCATCCTGACGAACCTTAATGGTGAGGAAGTAGAAGAGAGGAGACCTGTGAACGTGTTCACTGGCATCGACCCCGCATCTAGTACAAAGAAAGGAGCAGACTTTAGTGTTATATTCAATATTGCAGTGGATGGGGATAATAATCGTTTTGTCCTACCTTATTTTAGGAAGCGTGCTACTCCTTTGGATTTGGCTGATTCCATCATTAACAATTTTCAAAACTACAGAAGTAATAAAACGAGGATTGAATCGGTTGGGTATCAGGAGATGCTACGACAATATATCAAAGAAAAAGCAGAAGAACTAGGAATGTTTATCCCTGGACTAGAGATTAAAGAGAATCCTAGAACTAGTAAATCCTATAGATTGGAGAGTTTGCAACCTTTGTTTGCTAACAAGAAGGTACACATACAACCTAATATGCAAGCATTTGTAGACGAATTAACTCTATATCCACGTGGAAAGCACGATGATTTACTTGATGGATTCTTTTATGCTAACAAAAATTGTTACAAACCAGTACACGATTCTGTGGAATCAGAGAGAAAAACCTCCGTATATAGCAGAAAATCCAATAAATCTTGGAAGACTCTGTAGATTTCTCTTGACAATAACAACATTTTTCCCGTAATTTCGCTATAGTACAATTATGGATAAAAGCAAGTATTTTCTGCAATTTGATGATTTTATTCGCAAGATAGACGAATTAAACAAAGTAGAGATACCAAAAGGATACGTAGCAATAGATGCCAAAAAAAATT